GATATTCATCGCATACCGAAAAGGAATAAGCCATGGGCACCACATCGGATTGACAATACTCTCGCTTGGTGGATCAGATCAGAAAGAGGACATCAGTATCCGGTGTTCAATGAGTGGGTTGCAAACAACGCCAAAGCATGGATCGGCAATCCAGAAGAAACAGTATTTACAGTAAATTCCTTAGTAGTCAACGAAGGGCTTTTTATTATCACAGGAGGTCACCCTGAGAAAGCAACTAGAGATTGGCTAAAAAAGATTGGGGTAGAATACATTCATGTGGAATTTGAAGCTGGCACTTTTTTCGATTCCGGAATACATTGTGCAACAGTTGATATAAGACGGCAGGGACAAATGCGAGATTTTTTCCCAGATAGAACTGAAAAAATTTATAGGTTTTAAATTTCTTAACAAAACAACAAGAAAATAAACTTATGGCACCTATTACTCATGGACATATCAATTTACCAGCAACCATGGATCTTGCTGGGTTAGATTGGCAAGACCATTTTCAGTGTTATCGTCAACTTCCTGAACTAGAGAAATATTATACAGAACATAACAGCAGCATATGGCAAATGTTTAATGAGAGTCCCAAGTGGGTACACGAACTTGCAACTTTAGTTCCGCAAGATTTTAGTCATTATGAAGTTTCTGTAATACAGATTCCCCCAGGACAAACTGTACCGTATCACGCAGACAAACATTATCTTTTACAAAAGAATCACGGATCGGGTGACACCTGGCGTTATCTCATAATGCTAGAAGATTGGAAAATGGGACACTACTTTGAAATCCACAACCAACCCTTTGTCAATTGGCGTGCTGGCGACTGGATAAAAATACCACGCAGCGACTGGCACTTAGCAGGTAATATGGGCATGGAGCCATTTTATTCTGCTCAGGTTACGGTAAAATAAATTTTGACTTCTCCTAAAAACTAGTATATACTTGTGTTTTAGGAGATTTCTTTTATGTCAGCAAAAACTTTCAACGGCGACCAAAAAATCAAACTTACCCAGATTATTAACGAGGGTATGGCCGTCATGCATGAAATCGATACCCTCAACGGTGGACTTACAGATACTATCAAAGCCGTGGCCGAGGAACTGGAGATTAAACCCGCTATCCTTAAAAAGGCCATCAAGCTGGCCCACAAGGCCGAGTTTGGCAAAGAAAAACAAGACCACGAAACACTGGAAACAATTTTAGAAACTGTAGGTAAAACTCTATAAATATCTGTTCAACAGACGAGTCGCTCACGATACGAGCATGTAGAACGGCCCACCAGCCATAAATGGAGAACAATGAGTTTTATTGATGCACTATTTGATCGTGAACACGATCGCATTCATGTGGTAGAACGCTGTAATGGCGAACGACGCTACCAAGAGTATCCAGCGAACTATGTTTTTTACTACGACGACCCTCGTGGTAAATTTCAAAGTATCTATGGTAATCCCGTTTCTCGGTTCAGCACAAGAAATAACAAAGAGTTCCGCAAAGAAATTCGTATCCAAAGTGGTCGGCAACTTTACGAAAGCGACATCAATCCTATTTTCCGTTGCCTAGAAGAAAACTACAAGGGTGACGATGCGCCCAAACTACATACGGCATTTTTTGACATTGAGGTCGATTTTGATTCTGAGCGTGGGTTTAGCCGACCCGAGGATCCATTTAATAAAATTACTGCGATTTCAGTTTACCTAGACTGGCTAGATCAACTGATAACCCTGGTTATACCGCCGCGGCACATGAGCCGGGCGACTGCCGAAGAAATTGCTGCCGAGTTTGAAAATACGCTGGTATTTGAACGTGAAGAAGATTTACTAGATGCATTTTTAGACATCATCGACGATGCAGACGCACTCAGTGGGTGGAACTCAGAAGGCTTTGACATTCCATATACTGTCATGCGCATTACTCGTGTATTAAGCAAAGATGATACACGACGGTTTTGTCTCTGGGGACAGCAGCCTAAACAAAGAACCTTTGAACGCTTTGGCGCTGAAAACATTACATTTGATCTAATCGGCCGGGTGCATATGGACTATATGCAACTCTATCGCAAATACACCTACGAAGAACGACACAGTTATAGCCTAGACGCTATCCTTGAGTATGAGGGGCTTGAAGGTAAAACTAAATTTGAAGGCACACTGGATCAACTGTACAATCAGAACTTTCGAACATTTATTGAGTATAACCGGCAGGACGTCAACGGTATTGCTCAACTAGATAAAAAACTAAAATTCCTAGATCTTGCCAACACACTGGCACACGAAAATACTGTGTTGCTACAGACCACAATGGGTGCGGTGGCCGTGACTGAGCAGGCCATTATCAACGAAGCACACGAACGTGGCCTGGTGGTGCCCAATAGAAAAGAAAGACTTACCGACGAGGATACACAGGCAGCAGGCGCTTATGTTGCCTACCCTAAAAAAGGCATACACGAGTACATTGGTTCCATTGACATTAACAGTCTTTATCCATCGGCAATTCGTGCCCTTAACATGGGCCCAGAAACTATTGTAGGACAACTACGTCCTGTGATGACTGATAGATTTATCAAAGAGCGCACCAACAGCGGACAAAGTTTTGCCGCAGCCTGGGAGGGTCTGTTTGGCAGTCTTGAATATACGGCTGTAATGGAACAACAGCGCGGTACAGAAATTACCATCGACTGGGAAGGCGGAGAAGAGTCAGTACATAGTGCGGCAGAAGTCTGGCACATGATATTTGACAGTAATCAACCCTGGATGTTAAGTGCTAATGGCACCATCTTTACCTATGAACGTGAGGGTGTTATTCCTGGACTACTCAAACGTTGGTACGCCGAGCGTAAGGAAATGCAGGCCAAACTTAAATCTTGCACAACTAAAGAGGACGAAGAATACTGGGACAAACGACAGTTGGTTAAGAAAATTAACTTGAACAGTTTGTACGGTGCTATTCTTAATCCAGGTTGTAGATTTTTCGACAAGCGTATTGGGCAGTCAACTACACTAACTGGTCGCAGCATCGCCAAGCACATGGATGCTTATGTTAATGAGTGTATTACTGGCCGGTATGATCATGTTGGCGACACAATCATCTATGGTGATACAGATTCCTGTTATTTTTCGGCTTGGCCTGTTGTTAAAAAGGAAGTTGAAGAGGGACGCATGCCCTGGAGCAAAGAAATTGCTATTCAACTGTATGATTCAATTGCCGAACAAGTTAATATTAGTTTCCCAGGGTTCATGGAGCAGGCATTTCATTGTCCCAGGGACATGGGATCGGTGATCCGAGGCGGTCGTGAAATTGTCAGCAGCAAGGGTCTGTTTATTACCAAGAAACGCTATGCTGTAATGATCGTCGACAAAGAAGGTCGGCGAATAGATGTAGACGGCAAGCCAGGTAAAGTAAAGGCCATGGGTCTAGACCTAAAGCGTAGCGATACACCAAAGGTTATTCAAGACTTCTTGAGTGAAATTCTACATGACGTGTTAACCGGCAGTGAACGAGATGACATTGTGGAGAAAATTCGCGAATTCAAGTATGCGTTTAAGGAGCGTCCGGGTTGGGAAAAAGGATCGCCTAAGCGTGTTAATAATCTAACCACCTACGGCAAAAAAGAAGAACAAGAAGGACGAGCCAACATGCCCGGACATGTTCGTGCTGCCATGAACTGGAATACTCTGCGAAGAATGAACAGTGATAACTATTCTATGCAGATTGTTGACGGCATGAAAACCATTGTGTGTAAACTTAAAGACAATCCATTGGGTTGGACCAGCATTGGTTATCCCACCGATGAATTACATTTGCCACAGTGGTTTAAAGAATTACCTTTTGATGATGCTGCCATGGAAGCCACGGTTATCGACGGCAAGGTCGATAACCTGTTAGGTGTGTTGGGTTGGGATTTAGAGTCTGCAACCAATACAGATAATACATTTAATTCCTTATTTGAATTTCAATGAAACTCAGTGAACTAGTTGCTTATCGTAATCAACTTAATCGCTTACACATTAATGAAGCGAGAGCCAAGGTTGATCTGGATCTGCATCGAATTGAACACCTAGTCAACAACAAGCCAACTGATCCAAGTAATGTCAGACCGCAACTGGTCAGCAAGCACAATGAAATTTCAGAAAAGTTTGACGAGTTTGACCAACTGATCAAACAGTCATTAGCAGATGTCCAGCAGGAAATTGATCTTAAAGAACAGTTTTGGTTAACCGAAACATATAGACTCTATGATCAAGAAATGGTAAACGACCCCGACGAACACATACTCAATCGTAGACCAAATTTAACCAACGAACATGACAGCATTATTCGATCCAGGATAAGAAATTTCAGCAGTAATCTACATCCCGGAATGATCATTCGTCCAGGGTTGGAAACTTTTATACAGGACATGGTCAGCGTTGATCCGTTGTATCTTGTAGATCACAGTGATAACATGCTGTTTCCTTCTACCTTTGAATTTCCCGAGCAGTATCGTCGACGTCTACGACCCTATATTGTTAACGAACGCGACGAGTCTGCGCCAATTCTAGAAAAGTTGCCCGATAATCAATTTGCCATATGTTTGGTTTATAATTTCTTTGAGTTTAAACCATTGGTCGTTATCGAACGTTGGTTAAAAGAAATATTTTCTAAACTCAAACCCGGTGGTCGTCTAATGATGACTTTTAACGACTGTGATAGCGAAAAGGCAGTTAGATTAGCCGAACAATACTATGCTTGTTATACCCCAGGGCGCCAGGTTCGAGACATGGCCAAACAAATCGGTTTTGAAATTTACTTTGCCTGGAATGATAATACTGCCACAACCTGGCTAGAATTAGAAAAACCCGGAACACTAACCACATTAAGGGGCGGACAAGCCCTGGCGAAAATTGTCCATAAGACTTGAAAAATCTAAATAAATCTTGTAAACTACACACTAGGAGAAAATTATGAAAGATCATTTACTTGACTTGGTAAGTCACACACACGACCTTGGCAGCATTGACTTGGTAAAAATTGTCGGGGACACAGACTCAACTACAATCAACGCCATGGCCGAAGACCGTAGTGTTGTAGTCGAAGGACAGTTTGCCGGACCGGTGGCTGAATTTGTCGGCACCTTTGGTATGCCCAATTTGGCCAAACTTAAAGTTTTATTGAATCTACAAGAGTATCGGGAAAACGCCACTCTAAGCATTAACAAAAACGCCGCCGGCGAACCCGACAGTATTAATTTTGAAAACGCCGCCGGGGATTTTAAAAACAATTATCGTTTTATGGCCGCAGCAACCATCAACGAAAAAATGAAAACAGTTAAATTCAAAGGTGTCAACTGGCACATTGAGTTTGAGCCCAGCGCGGCCAGTATCATGCGATTAAAAATGCAGGCACAGGCCAATGCTGAAGAAACAGTATTCCAAGCACGAACTGACGGAAGCAATCTTAAATTTATGTTTGGCGATCATTCAACGCACTCGGGTAATTTTATATTTGAACCCAATGTTAAAGGACAACTTAAACGTGCTTGGTCCTGGCCAGTGGCCACAGTTATTGGTATTTTAAGTTTAACTGGGGACAAGATCATGAAGATCAGCGACGATGGTGCTGCGATGATTACTGTTGACTCGGGCATTGCAACCTACAACTATATTCTCCCTGCTCAAAGTAAGTGATAGAACAACTTAAAAACAAAGGGTATGGCTATGGTAGCGGGGTACTAAGCCCAGACTATTCGCAATTTATTGTAAACATTCCTAAAAATGCCAGCAGTTATATCCTTGATTGGAGTAGCAGATACGGATGGGGCACTACTGAAATATTAAATAATTCCAATCAACAGCATGTAAAAGAAGTAATTGTGGTATTGAGAGATCCCCTACAAAGATGGATATCGGGGATAGGTCAATATCTGACCAGTTATGTTCTTAATGTCACTGGGGCATACAGTTGGGAAACTGGCCCTGGACCAAATGATCAACAAATTAGTGGCGATGAGTTTGTGTCTCAATACAATCAAGTGGTGGAACGATTATTGTTTGATAACCTAGAACGTCACGACGACCATGTTTGGCCACAATGCGAATTCTTTGAAAACTTGCTACCCAACGTACCTAGAACATATTTTTATTTAGATCAGACCTTTGAAACAAAATTTAGCAACTATTTAAATTTTAATGTTATTGATGGGTTGGACCGTAATCAAGGTGATACTAATCCAAATACAGAAAAAGTTCAACAGTTTATTAAAAGCCGTCTAAATATCAGACCTGAATTAAAACAAAGAGTAATGGCTGCTTATGCCCAAGATTACAAATTGATAAAAGAAGTATTCAATGCCTGAACAAGATAATTTAACCTCTAAACAAAATGACTACGCGGTATTCTTGCCGGCGATCTCGGGATTCTATGCTACCTTCATAGGCAAACAAAGAAATGAACAGTACGTTGATCCTGCAAGGTTCCCGCAAGGCATCACAGACATGGAGCAACTTAATTGGCTCAACAGCGCCAAGTCTTTGTTTCCATATCGCTGGAGTTTGTACTCAGGTGGGCATGCTAACTTAGATCTTGCCAAACAAGATTGGTCGGAGGACATGGTTCGCAATCGTGAACCTGGGTCATTTATCCTAGGAGACTCAGGCGGGTTCCAAATCGCCAAAGGCCTGTGGGAAGGCGACTGGCGTGCTAATTCGGGCTGTGCCAAGGCACAAAAAAAGCGTGGACTAATACTTACATGGCTAGACACCG